CCCGCCGTATCGGCGGCGGGCGGAGGTAAAATCATGGGTGACGTACTGACATATCTTATTGACGGCACGTCTGGCCTTGCGCCCGGAGGTGTTGACGGAAAAGCCATTGTGGCGGGCGTATGCTCCAAGGGAACCGTGGGCAAAGCGTATCTTGTGGGCAAACGCACGAATCTTGAAGACATGCTGGGAACGGGACCGCTTGTGGAACACGTCCGGGCCATGCTGACGACTGGCGGACAGGAACCCGTTCTGGTGGCCGTACCCGTTGCGGGCCAGCAAAGCGGCTACATGACGAACCCGGTGACGACGGGAAGCAAGGCCGCCGTCACCGTTTCCGGCGTGGCTGCAAGAAATGCGGATATTGTGGTCCGCGTGGCGACGCCCGGCGCTATCGGCACAGCCACGCTGGAAGTTTCCACGGACGGCGGCAAGACGTTTTCAGAAGCGTAGGCATCCGCCGAACAGGTTCCCATCGGCACGGGCGACGACGCTACCGGGGCTACTCTGGTATTTCCGGCAGACGCCATGCTGGAATCGGGCACGACTTTTGCCGTGACCGTACGTTGCGCCGTGGGGCCTGTGGAACGGGTGGGCGACACGGCCAGTCCGCTGCTGACCGTAAATCCCGCCTCGGGCGGCGTGCTGGCCGGGGCGGAACTGGTGGTTCAGGTCGTCAAGGGCGGGGACCGCAACGAAGGAACCTACCAGCTTTCGACGGACGGGGGGGACAACTTCGAGCGCGTCCGCACCATCCCCGTTGACGGCGCTGTGGAACTCTCCGGCTTCGGCGTGGTCCTGAACTTCCCCGAAGGAAGGTACACGGCGGGAACGACCTATATATGCCGGGTGTTGGCTCCCACGCCGTCAATTATGGACGTCATGGACGCACTGGAAAGCCCGCTTGCCCTGTACGACGTGGAATTCGTCCACGTCGCCGGACCTACGGATTCCGTGGACTGGATGGCGGCCCAGACGAAGGCCGAAGACCTGTGGAACTTGCAGCGCCCGACGTATTTCAAAATGGAAACGCGTCTGCCCTACGACGGGGAAGACCTGAACGACTTCACCGCCTATTTGTTGGCGGAAAAGCAGGGGTTCGCCGGGCGATTCGTGACGGTTTGCTGCCAGTATGGCGAACTTATGGACAGCACGGGGGCGTCGCGGCTCCGCAACGCGGGCGGCCTGCAAGCCGGGCGCGTTATGTCGATTCCAGTTCAACGGGCCACGGGGCGCGTGAAAGACGGCCCGGTTTCCCAGCTTTCCTTGCCTGACGGGTGGGAAGCCGTGCAAAGCACGCTGGAAGACGCCGGATACCTGACAGCCAAAAAGTACGCCGGACTTGACGGCGTGTACTGGGGTGACTCCCGAACCATGGCCGACGCGACTAGCGATTACCGTTACGAAGAAGTGCTTCGGACGGTTTTCAAGGCCGTGCGTCTGTTGCGAATCGCGGCGCTCAAAAGCATGTACGACGAAGCCGGGGACCCGCTCCGCCCGGATTCGGCCACAGGCTTGGCGTATCTGAAGGCGAACCTTGAAAATGCTCTGGACACCATGGTCAAAGCCAACCCCAAGGAACTGGCCGCGTATGTCGTAGATATTGCTTCGGGGCAGGACATAGCAAACAACGGCGTGGCCGTGGACATAACTTTGATAGGCATCGGCATTATCCGACAAATCAAGCTGTACCCGCGCTATGTGTATGCCGGGTCCACGTTCGACCCGCGCATGGCCGCATAAGGGGGAACAATGGCAATCAACGGACGAAACTACGACTGGGAAGATATCCACGTCATTCTGCCGCATGGCGAAGCCGTGGGCATTACCGAAATCAAATATACGGATGGTCAGACGATTGAAGCCCGGTACGGGCGTGGGGCCGTGCCGCGCGGCTATGGCCGGGGTAACTATGAGGCGTCCGGGTCCTTTGTGCTGGACCGTGACGAATGGGAGCTTCTCAAGAAAGCCTTGGCCGGAAGCGGCGGCATTTATGACCATGATCCGTTTACCATCGTTGTGGCCTACGCCAACAACGACATGGGAAATATCGTGGATACCCTGAAAAGCTGCAAAATCACCAAGTTTGACGGCGGCGGCGCGGCGCAGGGAGACACGAACGCCTCGCCCATCAGTTGCGAGTTCACGATTCTTGAACCGATTCTGTGGAACGGTTCGGCGGCCAAAAAAGAATCGACCGCTCTCGTTTCCTAATGGATAACGCCCGCCCCGGCACAAGGCGTGCCGGGGTGACCAGATACTTTTTCGCCATAGCGAACGGCCTTTTTTCTTCGCATGGAACGCGTCCTTTCCGGGCGCGTTTTTTCGTATCGCGTTATGTGTTGAGCACCGCGCAATCCCGCGCGGCCCAAGCACAGGAGACAAAACCATGAACGAAGCCCCGAACAAGACCGATCGCAAGTATGCCGCTTTTCCGCTTGCTTTCCGCGACCCGTGGGAAGACGCCGACGTCGAGCTTTCCTTTCGGTTTGCCAAGCCCAACAAAATGGAAATCAAGCGATTGCAGGACACCGCCGGAAAGAACGCTTCGCAGGCGGCCCGGAACCTTCTGCTTTCCACGGTCCACCCGGATGACAAGGACAAGCTGACGGCGGCTATGGAAGAGTATCCGGGCATCGCCACCACTTATTCCACGGTTCTTATCAAGGCTGTGGGCATCAGTTCCGAAGCGGGAAACTAGCGCCGCTCCCGGATTCCATCGGGCAGGGTGACGCCCTGATCCTCTACTGGCTGCACTCTGAACCGGCGGAAGACTGGGAGGCATGGCGCGGACAAATCGGGCAGGCCGCATGGCTTGAGGAACGCTTTTTCACTACTCTTGCAAGAATGATTCACGGGACCAGCAAAAAAGGTTGAACATGGAAGTTTTCAGCGTATTTGCAACCCTCTCTTTGGTCGATATGCTTTCCGGCCCGCTTGACCGTGTGCGCCGGGCTATGGGCGGTACGGAAGGGGCTGTGGCTTCGCTGGGGCGGCGCATGGGCAATCTTGCCGTAGCCATGGCCCCGGTGGCGCTTGCCGCCGGGGTCGTGCTCGGTTCGCTGGGGGCGTGCGTATCGACCGCCGCCGGTTTTGAAGACCAAATGGCGAAAGTCGGGGCCGTGTCCCGCGCGTCGTCGGAAGAAATGGCGGCGCTTGAAGGGGCGGCGCGGGAACTGGGGGCGACGACACAGTTTACCGCCGTTCAAGTAGGCGAAGCCGAACAATATTTAGCTATGGCTGGCTTTACCGCCAAACAGAATGTGGCGGCTTTGCCGGGCGTGCTGAACCTTGCCGCCGCCACGGCCACGGACCTTGGCCGGGCGGCGGATATTTCCTCGGATATTTTGGGCGCGTTTGGAATGCGTGCGGAAGAAATGACCCGCGTTGCTGATACGTTGGCGCTGACGTGCGCCACGGCCAATACAAATGTCGAGCTTTTGGGCGACACCATGAAATATGTCGCCCCGGTCGCCCGAATGGCGGGTCTTTCCCTTGAGGAAACGGCGGCCATGGCCGGGCTTTTGGGCAATGTGGGTATCAAGGGGTCACAGGCCGGAACCACGCTCAAAGCCATGCTTAACAAAATGGCCGCGCCAACGAAGGAGGCGCAGGAGCTTTTCCAAAAACTGGGCGTAACGGTCAAGGACAGCGCCGGAAATTTGCGAAGCCCCGTCAAAGTGCTGGGCGAAATGTCGGCGGGCCTCTCAAAAATGGGGACGGCGGAACAGATCGCCGCCATGAAAACCATTGTAGGCGAAGAAGCCATTGCCGGTTTTTCGGAGCTTATCAAGCAACAGGGCATCGGAGCCATAGCGGAATACGCCAAAAAATTGGAAGAAGGCGGCGGGTCCGCCGCTGAAATGGCCGCCCGCATGAACGATACTCTCGCCGGGGCTTTACGTAACATGGGGTCCGCGTGGGAAAGCGTCCAGATAACCATCGGGAAGCTGTTCCTTCCAGCCGTGCGCGGGGCCGTGGACGCCATAACCGCCGTGTTGCGCGTTCTTGACAGGGCGGCTCAGAATCCTTTCGGGGCGGCCCTGTTGAAAATCGTCGCGGCCATCAGCATGGCCGTTGTGGCCCTGACCGGCCTGTCAGCCGCCATCTGGTTTTTTTCGTCAGTGGGGCCTATGCTCGCCAAGGCTCTCGCTCCGGCCAAGGCGGCAATTTTGGGGCTGGGCGCTCCGCTGCTTGTTCTTATCGGCGTGCTGGGGGCGTTGTATCTTGCCTATAAAACCAACTTCGGCGGCATGGCGGACGCATTGGGGGAGTGGTGGAGCAAGATAACGCTGACGGTCCGGGGCGTTCTCGCCGTATTTAAGACGCTCAAGGGCGGCATGGGCGAAATCCGGGGGGAACTGGCGACGCAAATCAAGGCCGCCGGACTTGTGGGGCTGGTTCAGACCGTTGGCCGTCTTGTGTACCGCATTCAGGCCGTTTTCACGGGGTTTCGCAAGTCCTTATCAAAAACATTCGCCCGAATTGACGTGATGCTGGTTCCGGTGCGTCTGGCCGTGGCTGAACTGTTGCAGGTCCTAGGCGGGCTGTTCGGCGCGTTCCGTGGGGATGAAATCACCAGTTCCGCCGCATCATGGGAAGCATTCGGCGCGGCGCTTGGGGAACTCGCCGGGGGCGTGCTGGAAGGCGCGGTTCAGGCGTTTACATGGGCCGTTGCTGCTGTGAAGCTGTTCGCGTCCGCCGTGGGCTATCTTATCGACGGAGTATCCGCCCTGTGCGGCTGGCTGCTCAATTTGACCGGTGCGGCGGACGACGCCAGCGCCAGCGCGGACCCGTTCGCGTGGGCTTCGCTGGGCGAAGTGATGGGCTATATCGTGGGCGCGGTCGCGGCTTATAAGGCGGCGCTGTTGGCCGTGCGGGGCGTCATGCTGGCCGTGTCTGTGGTAACGAAAGCCATGACGGCGGCGCAATGGCTGCTCAATGCGGCCATGAACGCCAATCCCATCGGGCTGATAATCGCGGGCATTGTGGCGCTGATAGCCGCCGGGGCGTGGCTTGTCCAGAACTGGGATGAGGTTTGCGCGTGGTGGAATGAATTGTGGGCCTGTGTGGCGTCCTATGTGGGTTCAACATGGGATGCCGTCGTCGGGACCATTACGGGCGCGTGGGACAGCATAACCGGGGGAATCGCAGAGTTCGGGGCATCCATCCTGTCCGGCATCGCGGGCGTTTGGGACGGCATAGTTCAGGGAGCGTGGAACGCATGGGACAGCATTGTCCATTCCGTGGCGTCTTTTGGGGAATCACTACTTTCGGGCATCCGTGGCGCATGGGACAGCGTGCTTTCGTTCTTTTCCGGCCTAAACCTGTTTGAATCGGGGGCGAAACTGCTTTCAACTTTTGTTGAGGGCATCAAATCCATGGCTATGGCCCCCATAAACGCGGTTTCGGACGTGCTGGGCAAGATTCGGGAGTATTTGCCGTTTTCGGACGCGAAGACCGGGCCTTTGTCCACGCTGACGCTTTCAGGGTCGCGCATGATGACCACGCTTGGCGAAGGCGTGACCAGCGCCAAGGGGTCTCTCGCGTCCACCGTGGCCGGGGCTTTGTCCGCCGCCGGAAGCAAAATCAAGGACTGGTGGTCCGGGCTGGTGAATCCTATCGAGGGCGCGGCGCTTCCGGCGGAAGTGGCGGCGTCCGCGTCAGCCGTGGCGACGCCTGAAATTCCGACTGTCCCCCATCTGGAACTGGCGGCCCCGGCCATGCCCAACATTCCGGCTTTGGAGATACATGCGGGGGCCATGCCTGAAATGCCCCGGCTTGAACTGGCGGTTCCGGTCATGCCCGAAGCCTCCCCGGTTCCTGACGCCCCATCCGTTCCCCCGCCGCCCGCGCCCCCGCATGACCTTTCATCCCGGACGGAATCCGGCCAAGGCGGCAAGACTATAACCGTTACCATCGGCACGCTGAACTTGCCGAACGTGCAGGACGCTCCGGGCTTTGTGGAAGCCCTGCAAGCTGAAATAGCCATGATGGAGGGTACGGCATGAGCCAGCAAATACAGGAAGAACAGACTAACCAAAAGAAA